CCTGGCCGGCGCCGTCCTGCTGACCATCGGCCTCGGCCTGGCCTGGTTCCCCCTGGCCCTGATCGTTCCGGGGATCGGAATGGCGGCCCTAGGCATCTACGGCGCTCGGGTCTACAGCCGGCCGAAGCGAAAGGCGGAGGATGAAGAAGCATAAAGGTATAACCCTGTATACCAAGATGCTGAAACGTAAGGTTCGGCTGCTATCGGGGGAGGTTCCGAATCAGGATGAGGGGCGGGCCGGCGTCGTGGTCAACGTCTACCTGATCCCCGCAGGCGTTCGGTACACCGTGATGCTCAAGGACGGGCGATTGGTCGAGAGGGCCGGACAAGAGATTGTGGTTGAAAGGTGAACAATGGGCTTCTTGACAGAAATATTTGCGCGGGCGCGCGAAGGGAGGTCGTTGGAAAATCCATCGACTCCTCTGAGTGCGCCCGACGACTGAATGGGTGAATCGACTGGCTATTCGATTCCCTCGGCAGTTTCCGCGCCAGCTCCGGCGTGAACGTCAACCGCGAAACCGCGCTGACCCTCGATGCCTATTTCCGATGCGTTTCCTTGCTCTCGGGCGACGTCGGCAAGATGCCGTTATCCATTTACCGCCGTGCCGGCGGCGGCTCGCGCATCGAGGATATGAACCACCCTGCTTACCCGCTGCTCAATTTCCAGGTGAGCGACGAAATCAGTTCGATCGAATGGAAACGGGTGATGGTCGTTCACGCCTGCGCCGAGGGGAACGGCTATTCCTACATCTGCCGCAATGGCAAAGGCGAACCGATCGAGATTTGGCCCCTGTCTCCCATGAAAACTTACCCCGTACGCGAGGGTAACAAGCTCTGGTATGTGACCCAGGTCGGCAACGCCGGCGAGCGCAAGCTGCCCGCCGAGGATGTTTTCCACCTGAAAGGCCTGAGTTTTGATGGCCTGGTCGGGTACTCCGTGGTGGCCAAGATGCGGGAAACGCTGGGGGAAGGCCTTGGACAGCAGAATTTCGCGACCGTGTTCTTGCGCAACAATGCCCGGCCCAACGTCGTCCTGATCACGCCCCACAAGCTGAAACCAGAAGCGCGCGTGAACCTGCGCGAATCGTGGGAACGGATGCATTCGGGATTGGAAAATGCCCACCGCACCGCGGTCCTGGATGGTGGTCTGGATATCAAGACCATTTCTCAAAATGTCCGGGAGACCATCGGCGAGGATGCGCGGAGGTTCAACCGGACCGCGATCGCGAATTTCTTCGGCGTGCCGGCGGTTTTCCTCAATGAACGCGAGGCCAACACGTCTTACAACTCGATCGAGGCGCTGCGCGAAGGCTACGTCGAGGATGGCGGGGGCCTGGGGTACTGGCTGCCGGCCTTCGCCATCGAGGCCTGGCGCAAACTGACCAGCGACTGGCAGCAGCGCCGCATGACCCACGTCATTGAATTCAATACGCGGCGTCTGTTGCGCGCCAACTTGCAAGCGCGGACCCAATATTATACGCAAATGCTCCAAAACGGGGTTTTGTGCCCGGATGAAGTGCGGGCCGAGGAAGGCTATAACCCGCGCAGCGATGGCAAGGGCGGCGACTTTATGCAACCGCTGAACATGAAGTCGGGCGCCGATGAACTCGGCCCGGACGCGGACACCGCGACAGACCCACCGGGCGCGCTGCCCAAACCTCCCAGCGCGCAGCGGCGGCTGCCCGCGCCGGCCCGGGCGCTCCCTTCGGCGCTCGTCGATGCGCAGGCGGCGCTGATCGCCGATGCCGTCCGCCGGCTGGTGCGGCGCGTGAGCCATCAGGCCCAGCGCGCCGCCCGGAAACCGGGCGATTTCCTCGCCTGGCTGGATCGGCTGGAGGCCGAGGAGGGACCCACCGCAGCCTTGATGCTGGAAGCGCCTTTGCGGGCCGCCCTCGCCCTGAAAGAGGTGGGCCATGCCACTTGACCTGCCGGCCAAACTGCTTTCGCGCTGGCGCGCCGAATTGCTCGATCTGGCCGGCCGCGCCAGATCGGCCGAGCTGGCGGGCGCTGTCGAGGCGCTGACCGCCCACTGGGAGCGCCAGCTGCCCGAGCAGATCGCCGCCGGCGTCCTGGCGGACTACCGCCAGAAAGATCAACCCGAGCGCACGCTGGCGCAGGCCCTCGCGGTCCTGGAGCAAATTCCTGAGCGCCGGCCGGGGTTTATTTTGCCTCTGTTCCCGGTCAACCTCCGCGTCGATTTTGTGCTGACCGCCGAGAAGCTGCGCGCGGCCTGGGCCGCGGGCGCCGTCGGCACTCGCGTCCAGGAACTGCGCGAATTAATTTCGGTCCAGGACTGGATTAACAAGGACCTCTTGCGCAAGATTCTCAAGGGGGAGCCGGATTTCGAGCCGGAAGGGATCAACGTGGAGGGCTCGCCGCACGATTTGCCCTATATCGTGGACCATGCGGATCTCTGTTACATTTATGACGGCGAGCACCGCCTCAGCGCCAAGCAGCTGTTGCTGGTGGCGAAAACGGATGTGTACCATCTGGAGTTATAACGATGAAATTTGAAATGACCATTTGCTTCGATGTGGGCTGCTTTCCGCCCCAGGTAAGCGTCATTATGCCGCTGGAGCACAAGGCCTTGTGTGCGCTGATGCTGGGCAAGGCCCTGGAGGGGCTGGCCGGGGAGATGGAAAAGGAAACGCTCGGGCTGGCGCTGCGGGCCTCGGGCGGGAACCGAGTCCAGACCAAGGGGCTCGGCTGATGGTGCTGCGCTTTGGCGAAGAACCGATTGCTGGGGCCCGGAGTTGATTCCCGCCGCTGGTCCGGACCTGGAAGAGACCTATTTTGAGACAGTCCGTATTGCTCTGGAGTTGTGAAAATGGAACGCCGCTATTTACCTTTGGCGCTGGCCGGTGTGACCGTGGAAGAGCGCGTCGGCAGCGACACGCCGTGGATCGTTGGCTACGCGGCGGTCTATTTTCGGGAGGCCGATCCGGGCACCGAGTACAGCATTTTTGAAGACCTCCACGAGCGCATCATGCCGGGGGCTTTTGACCGGATCTTGCGCGAAGGCCGGGATTGCCGCGGCCTGTTTAATCACGACCCGGATAATCTTTTGGGCCGGGTGGCCGCCGGCACCATGCGCCTGGGGGTCGATACCACCGGGCTGAAATATGAAATCAACATGCCCGACACCATGTGCGCGCGCGACGTGGTCACCTCGATCAAGCGCGGCGACCTGTCGGGAAGCTCGTTTTCCTTTACGGCGATGGATGTCACCTGGCGCGAGCAAGGCCAGGTGACCATTCGGGAAATCCGCGATTGCGATGTTTACGATGTCGGCCCGGTGACATTCCCCGCCTATACCGGCTCGACGGTGCATATCCGGGCCGCTGACGCCCAGGCCGTCAAGCAGCAGCTCGCCGTCTGGAAAGGCGCCCAGCGAAAAATCGCTTTCTGGGCCCAGGCCCGCGCTCGTGTTGTGGAACTGGAGGTGGGATTGGATGAGCACGATTAAAAAGCTTGTCCGAATCCCGAAATTCGTGCTATGATTGGTTAGACAATTTATCTGACCACCCCGCGGGGAACCGGCGCCAAGCCGCCATGGCCCTTGCGGGGTGAGAAAGCACCTCAACTGCTGCCAAGTCTGCGGTCCAAGTGCTGGCGAGAAGATCCCTCGCCGGTGCCAACCGCTCATGACACGCGCCGGCGTTTAACCGGAGCGTGCCATGGTCGTGACTCCTGCAACCAAATCGATTCGTGAAACCGAATTAGTCCCGCGCGCCAGCGAAATCCGCCGGCTGGCTGACCTCATCAACAACGAGAAGCGCGATTTTACCGCGGCCGAAAAAGAGTCGTGGGATAAGGTCAATGCGGAATACGAGTCGATCAAGGCCCGCGTGGAAATTCAGGAACGCGCCGCCGCCCTGGAAAGCGACCTGGGTAAGCCCGCTGACCCCGATATCCGCGACTATGTGACGGCCGATTACAACGGCTACAAGCAGCTCAAGAAATGGCGGCAGGAGCAGAAGCGGGACAAGCAGAAAAAAGAAGAAGAAAAGGCCGTGCTACGTGCCGAGGAGCGCAAGGCCCGCCAGTACAAGCGCATGGGCTGGCTCAATCCGACCATCACGACCGAAACCAAATGCGACGCCTTACAGGGCTGGTGCCGGGCGCAACGGCATTTGCCGCTGAAAAGGCACCATGTGGACGCCTGCAAGCGCATCAATCTCAACCCGGGCAACCCGGAGCTCAGGGTGCGCGCCCTGATGCCCACCGACCCCTATGGGAAGTTTACGGCCGCCGCCCGGCCCTGGCATGACGGCGAAATCCGCGCCAGCCAGGCTCTCAATGCCAACGTGGCCGGCGGCTACCTCGTGCCCGAAGGGTTTGTGCAAAATCTGGAAATCGCGCTGTTGCTTTATTCCAATATCCGCACCTGGGCGGACGTGATGCGGACCAACAGCGGGCAGGATTTGCCCTGGCCAAGCGCCAATGACACGTTCAATAAAGGCCAAATACTGGTCGAGAACGCCCAGGTTCAAAGCGGCCCAACCGTCGTTTTCGCCCAGACGGTGCTGCACGCTTACAAGTACACGTCGAACCTGGTACAGGTGCCCGTCGAGCTGATGGAAGATTCGGCCTTCGACCTGGCGGCCGTGTTGGGGAACCTCCTGGGTATCCGTATTGCCCGTATTCAGAATGACCATTTTACCTTTGGGACCGGGGTTGCGCAGCCGTTGGGCGCCGTGACGGCGGCCACCCAAGGAGTCCAGGCCGTGAGCCCAACGGCCCTGGCCTGGGATGACCTTTACAAGCTGAAACATGCGGTCGATCCGGCCTACCGCCAGGCGGCCCTGCAAATTGGCTGGATGTTCCACGATCAAATTCTTTCCTGGCTGAAGCGCTTGAAGGACGGCACCGGCCGCTACCTCTGGCAAGCCGGCGTTGCCACCGGGGTCCCCGATACCATTGACGGCGATCCGTTCATGGTCAATCAGTCGATGTCAGCCACGATGTCCACCGGCAACAAAACCGTCATGTATGGGGCCTGGAAGAAACTGAAAATCCGCGACGTCAGCCAGGTCCGGATGCGCCGGCTGGTCGAGCGCTACGCCGATCTGGACCAGGAAGGCTTTGTCATGTTCGCCCGGGCCGACGCCACCGTGCTCGATGCGGGCACGCACCCGCTTCAATATATCGTCCACTAACGGGGGGCGAAATGGTTTCCTTGAAATTGAAAATGGCGCTGGCCGGGCCGATGGAATACGCGGCCGGCGACACCATCGAGATGGCGGAAGCGGACGCCATCCGCATGGTGCTGCGCGGCGTGGGCATTTGCGTCGACAAGGAGGGCAAGGAGGACCTCGGTGCCCGTCGCAAGCTGCTGGCCAACGTCAGCGCGGAACAGCAAGCGCTCATCATTGCGGCCCGCGTGAGAGTCACGCGCAAAAAGGGCCGGCCCATCGACGGCGACCCGAACGGGGGCCGGACCTGGGCCGACGCGGACGGCAAGCCCTATTACCGGATGCTGACGCCCGAAGATTTGAAACCCAAACGTGAGCGCACCATCGGTGAAAAGATCAAGGCCGCCGCCCGCAAGCTCCAGCGCAAAGCGTATGGGCCGCCGCGCGAGGCCGCCGGAGTGAAATAAATGCGCCGGCTCGTGAGTGTTCGCCTGGTCAAGGACTACCAGGGTCAAGCCGCAGGGACGCGCCTGGAACTGGGCCGCCGGGAGGCCAATCGGCTGATCGCGCAAGGGGTCGCGCAACCGGCGGGGCCGGAGGCCGCCATCAGGGCCAAACCGCCCGAAAACGCCGACCTCTTTCGACCGCCTGAGGCTAGACCGTGAGAGTGAAGCTTTTCGTACAGCGTGAAGTGAACGGCGTCATGCGGCACCCGCATGAAATCGTCGATTTGCCCGATGACCTGGCCTGGGCCTTGATCGCCGCCGGCAGCGCTCAGGCCCTTGACGTGCCTCGGCCGGCCATTGTACCGCCCCCACCGCCCCAAGGAGTGCCTCCCGATGTGGGACCTTAGTAAAGAAGCCAAATTTGTCCGCCTCAATGCGCCCGTGGCGGCCGGCCTGACGACGGTCACGACGGCGGCCTTTAACATGCAGGGCCAGGCCTCGGCGGGCAAGTACACCAACTGGCCGGCGGGCGGCACCGTGGCCGCGGCCACCGTGCCCGCCGGTTTTGACGCTCTGTGCGTGATCGTCGTCCTTAACACCGTGACGGCCGGGGCGGTGATGACCGTCAATGTCCAGGATGCCCCCGCTTCGGGCGGGCCCTATACCACCGTCGGCGCTAGCTATGGCGACTTTGCCAGCAACAACCCGGCGAATGCCAGCGTTGTCCAGCAGAGCACCAATGCCGGGATCGTGGTTACCGACATTGGCGGCCTGACCTCGACTAACCTGATCGTCCTGGACGTGGCGTTAATCCAGGGCCAGTACGTTCAAGTCGTGGTGCAGCGCGCCACGGCCAATGCCGCCCTCGATGGGATCATCGGCCTTGTATACCGATCGAAAGCCCGCCCGGTCATTCACGATCCCACCGTATCGGCGATGGGCTACTTTGTGGCCAATAGCTAAGGAGGGATGCCATGCCTGTCGGACCCGATTTGACCCAGAGTGGGCAGATCAAGGTATATATCAAGCAAAGCCCGCTGAATACCAGCTTTAACGGCAACACGGTCATTTCCGAGGAGGTGACCGACGTTGGCGGGTTGCAATCGCAGTATGGCCTGGCGGATTTCAACGGCCAAATTCTGCCCGGCCTGATCGGCTTTACCATCTTCCAGGGCGCCTCCAGCGGCATTTGCAATGTCGGCTTGCAGGTCCAGGACAATGGGGGCCAGGCCCTGACCCAGACGGATGGGCATACGCCGACGGTTTTTCACCTCGACGTAAGTTTGGCGAACGCCAACGGCACGATTACCAGCCTGACGCCCTCGACCGGCCTGGCCGTGGTGACGGGCACGCTTCTGAATACCTATATTGCGGGGAAAGCGTTCTACGTCGAAACCAACGGCGCCGGTCTGGCGGTTGTTTCCATCACCGACACGGGCAAGCAGGGTTTTTACGTGATGGTCCAGGCCGGGATGCAGCCCGTGCCGGCGCTGAGCCGTCAGCTGCTGACGGCGGATTACCACGTCTAGGCGGGGCGGGGCCATGCCATGCCGTTAAATTCCAGCGACAATCAATTTCGGGTCAACTGGCCGGCCAACACCACCCCGCAGGCGCCCGACGGCGCTGGCAACGTGCGGCGGACCTTGTGCGGAGTCGGGTTGACCAATACGGCCGCGGCGGCGCGGTTCGTTCGCTTCTATGACGTGGCCACGGCGCCGACCGTCGGCACCACAGCCCCCCGGCGGGTCTTCGAGGTGGGCGCCGGTTTGTCTTTTTATGCGGAGTTTTTCCGGGGCAAAGATTTCCTCAACGGTCTATGGATGAGCGTTAGCCAGCTGGCCGCGGACACCGACACCACGGCGCCGGCGGCCGGCGACATCCTGGCGACCGTGGATTGGCAATAAGTTATGCCGCGTGGTCTTCAAATGCTGACACCTCCCGGCGGTGAGCCGGTGAGCCTCGCCGAGGCCAAGAACTGGATTCGCGTGGATACCACCCAGGATGATTTCCTGATCGGCCGGTCGATCCGTAGCGCCCGTGCCTTCGTCGAAAATGCTTATAACCGCACCCTGGTTTCCCGGCAACTGCAAACGAACGTGGACAGATTTCCACGGTACAGTAGTTCAGCGGTTTGGCAATATAACAGCGACGCAATTTGGCAGCAAAGGCTTCCAGTTACTCAGCTCTCGGGGCAATGGTATCCCGATCGGGCCGCCATCCGGGTGACACGTCCGCCGATGCAACAGCTCTCCTGGATTATTTACACGGACGGCAACGGCGTCGTGCAAATGCTGGTCGATACCGTGCCAGCCGGCATTCCCGCGACAGGCTCGCAGGTGGTGACGCCGGCCACGATGGTCGGCGTTACCACCGGTCTTGCGCTGATCGTCGATGTCGGCAGCGCCCAGGAAACGGTGGCCATCACCCAAACCACGCCGACCACCTTTACCGCCAGCTTTGCCAACACCCATCCGCCCTATGTGCTCTTGCAAAACGTGCCGGCGGGCAATCTGGGCGCCCCGCTCCAGGGTGGAGCG